TAGCGTGCCCGAGGTTCGAACTCGGTTAACCATCCTTATGAGAGATAGTCCTTTTCCACTAAGTCACGCCATATTGTTAGGGAGGTAGGGCTCGAACCTACATAAACTTCACGTCTCCTGAGTCAAAGTCAGGGATGTTGCCAATTACACCACTCCCCAATATGTCTTGTTATCCCACTAGGGTTCGAACCTAGACTCTTCACGGTCAAAACGCGACGTGTTGCCAATTACACTATGGGATAGAATAAAAAAACCCGAACTAGTTAGACTAATTCGGGTTTGTACTATCGTTGTATATCTTATATCATCATGAGACATCAGACATACCAAACCCGAATCCAGTTTGTAACTGAACCATAAAGACTTGCGTCAGGTTAGTGTTCGATATGTTATTAATGTTTCCCATTTTTAAATAATTTTTCTTTGTTTATAATTAAATATGATACAAATATAGTTAAAGTTTCTGTTCTGTCAAGCGGTTTTATAAAAAATTAATTGTTTAAGTATAAAGTTAATATATTTTGACCGTAACTAAGTAAGTCAAAGTCAGGGTTTTCACTTTGTTTTTTCTTATTTAAAATAAGACCCCCACTAAATTGTTTAACAGATTTTACGTCATGTGTAGAACCCATTTCATCTTTTAGTATTTTTTCATATACCCTCATTCTTTTAGTATTAAACATATCAGCATCTACATCACCTGTATGAACGTCAGCTGCACCAAAATACCCAAAAGAAGCGTCAGGGTTCTCTTTTAAAACACTTTTAACATAGTCAACTAAAATACTTAAAACTGTTACAGCGGTTTTAGGTCTATTTTCTTTAGTTTTATAACTATACTTATCGTAGTAAGGTTCCCCTTTGTCACGTAATCTATCTTGTTTATCAAAAAAGTCCTTACTTAATTTAGGAAAAAAAGATATAATGTAAAAATCTTCATCATATTCTTCAGAGTGTACAATGTATTTATACTTTTCTGTTTTAAAAGTATATACAAACCTTTTATTGAAAGCATCTTCCCTGCCAGGTTTATCAATCCAATTACCTCTCCAACCAAAATCCTCTTTCTTTTTAGTTAGATTTATTTCACTAAGGATTATCCTACGTATTAAATTACTCAAACCGTTTTAACTACTTTACCTTTTTTATAGACCTCTTCCGCGTCAGTCCAATCCCAAGGTTTGAAAAAGTCAGGGTTTTTAATAGGGCTCTTACCCGATTCTTTTAACTTCTGTAAATCTTTAATCAAATCCTCTTTAGTATATTTCTTAGTTGTTTTCATACTTCAAATATAACTCAATAAACTTTATCGGCCAAATCTATTATATAAATATGTAAACAAAATTCTTTATTTCATCAGATGTTACCCTCTTCAAATTCTCTGACATAATCTTGTAGTTTGTAATACACCATAGTTACGACTTGTAGGTCAACGTCTCTCTTGTTACCTTCAAAACCATCAACACTGTATATTATACCATCAGTATCCCAAGTATTCTTAACAATGACATATTCTATTTCTTTTTCAATATAGATATTCTCACCATTTTTATCGAGACCACTATAAGTAGAGTACTTGAGATTATTGAAGTATATTTTTCTACCAATTAGACCTTGTTCTGAGACCATCTTAATAATAGCCTCAGACTCAGCTTTACCAAATATAAACTTATCAAAAATACCCATTATTTCTTAACTTGATTATGTAGTTGGACGTACTCCTTTAATAACTTTTCGTAAGAAGCTTCATCTAAGTCTTTTAATCTATTGAATTGTTTACCGATACCACTTTCAGCTATAGTGATATCACCGTTTTTTATTTGTTTCATTTTATTCTTAATGTTTCTTTCAATAGTTCTAATATACTTTAATGACATATACGTGTTTTTACGGGTTAAACTTATTTCGACAAATATAATAAGAGATTACCTAAACACCAAATATTTATTAGTATGGTTACGAAAAATAAAATAAAATGTATCGTTGAAGAATATGTTGAAAAAGAAGAAATGCGACCAATACATGAAATAGGTGATGGTTACGGTGATTCTATAAAAAGAGAACTTCGTGCCAGACTTGAGAAAGATAGGGAAGAAGGGTTAGAAGATAGTCATTATGACGAAGATGACGATTACGTAAAAACAGACCCGATAAAAGGGGTTGTTTCACCATCTAAGAAAGTTGTTACCAATATTTGTCGTAGAGAACAAATATGTGATGAACAAGGTGAAATTACATTCGGTCAACTAGAGAGACTTATAAAAACATCCCATAGAAAAAGGTTAGGTACTGATATAGGTGAGGGTGTTTATAAATCTTTTATAAGATTACTACCTTGGTTTATACCACAAATAGCAATAGGTGCCTTTGTTGGTTCAGCTATGAGAGCGATAAACAAAGTAGTTAAACCAGCTTTAGAATCTACTAAAGGTTATAAGACTTGGTGGGGTTCTACTGTGTTAAATGTTATGAATTTAGCTGAAGGTGAATTACCAACAGGTGACCCATTTAGTAAAATATTTTTTATTAGTGATGGGTTATTAGAAATGTTAGGTGATAAATACAAATATAAATTTGCTAGATATATTTCTGAAATAGCTGCGAGTAAATCACCTAATGAAGTTGTACCTGAGTACTTTGTTGAAAACGAACTTAGAAACTACCTAAACCAAAAATTCTTATTAGACCCACCACTACAACTTAAAGAAAGTGTTGAGTTTGTTAATGAGGGATTTAAAGAGGTTGTGTTAACGTTGGGGTTACTACTTGGTGGTAATATGGCTGTGTCTCAAACAAACGCTGAACAATTATTATCAAATCCTAAACCAGATACTATAGAAACCATAAATACCATATTAGCTAATGAACCATTATTTAAAGATTATATGGACGATGTCAAAGATTACGGTACGATAGATACACCTAAATTTGAGTTCGTCGACGATTGGATTAAGTATAAAGGTTTAGAATTTCAAATAAAACCACCTATTGTCAATAGAGGTAAGTTATTAGTGGGTGTTAGATTCCCTTTTTAAGATAAAAATGATTTATATTTTGGTATAAATTCATGGGGTTTTAATTCCATAGTAACCCCTATTAAAGAACCATATAAATTTTCATAGGTCCAAGTATCATTAGTCCTCCACTCAACCTCATACTCTTCTTGTTCATCCTCTAGGTTGGGTGTAAAATACTCTAGAGTACCAACAGGTAAATCCATTTCTTGTATAGGTACTATATCGTTAGCCAATAAATTAGCTGTCACCCTTCTAACTAAAGGGAATTGGATTTCCTCGAAAGGTGTTGGTTCAGGTGGTGTTTCTTCATTAAGTAGAGTTGATGCCTGACCTTCATATAGTTGGGCTATATTTTCTCTAACATGACCACTTAAACCACCTAAAAATCCTAGTTCCGACCACTTGTTAACAGTATTTTCACGTATTTCTCTCATACGTTGTCTACTACCCACTTCAGAAGGTGTTAATAAACCACCTCTGTTTGGTTGTATTGGGTCTGTGGGAACCATATTCCTTAAATCTCTAATAATCTCTCTATCTATTTCAGCGGCAAGATGTTGGGTTAACATGTTTGTTAATTCAGCTTCAGCATCTATATTATGATAAGCGTTAAGGTCTTGAGCTAACTCAGGTGTCCATTGAATGTTCAAAGGTCTGACACCACCCTGTACTTGGACACTTGTTAGATTCATTTCTATCTCAGGTACACAAATACCTGTGACGAAATCCATAATGTACTTCTGTTTCTTAATCATCACCTAAACTATCAAACTCACCTACGGTTATATTACCGTAAAATCTGTTATTTACCATTTTTTGGGCGTAACGACTCGTAATACTGTGGTTAGGTTGAAAGTCGTCTCGTTCCACCTGTAATGGTTCTAATTGTAATGGTATATAGGGTGCAAATATGTAACCAGCTTCTAAATCTGATTTAGTTCTGTATACATTGTAACATTTACCTTCCCCTGTTAGGAAATTATGTCGAATTATCGACTCTTCTATAAAACCATACATACTAATAAATATTAGACCAACTCTAATTTACCAGTACATTTAGGGCATGTGTAGTTTACGTTGAATCTTTTATCTACGACCTCGTGGGTTCCGTTACAACAATCGTAACTTCCTGTGTCGTCTTTTCTAGGTCTTTCTTGTTCTTCGTAGTTACATTTAAGTGTTTTGTCTAATATGTAAGCGTATCGATGTTTTCTTGTACGAGCAATCCAAACACCTTGTTTATGTTTAGTAGCTCCTCTAGGGTTTACCTTACCACCATCATCATAAGAAAAGAAATCTGTTTTTTTATTGGATAGTCCGTAATAAGTGAAATTACAGACTTGGTATATACTACCTGAGTGTCTACTGTCGTCAGCTAAT